AAGTTGGTTGAAAACTTCAAGGTATCCATACCACCCTTGCGTTCTTCACCGGCGTTCCTACGCCAAGTCTTCAACTGTTGTTGTGTGATGTTTGGAGAAACACGAATCATTACACCTGGTCGTTCAGGAATAGCGATATACACATCGTCACGGCGGACTTTTTCTTTGATTACCTTTTTAAGTTGATCTAAAACATTGTCAGAGTCGGCTATTTGCTGAGGACTTTTAGATGTCTTGGGTGTTTTGCTTTCACTATCTTCTGAACTGAATGTAATGTTGGTCATGGACGCAACACTAACACGGCTCAAACCGTCAAAATGCAACCCTAAAACTCAGGGATTTATTAGAAAGGCGCGTTACCTACAGAAACAGTGGCAACACTAAAGGTCAGCGTAAAGGTTGCTGGCGTTCCTGAAGTTGCATCACCGTCTGGCTCAGTCAAACCGACAAGCAAAGCCTTTGTGTACTGGCGGTCAGCGCCAGGAACAGCAATGTCGCAGTCAAAAAGATGAACATCAATGTCGTAACGAACACGACCAACTACTTGACGCAACTGTTGGATTTTCCCAAGAAATGCGCTGTCTGTTGACACATAACCAGTCAATGTGATGTCACCAATTTCTGATGGCGCACAAAGTGTCTCGGAGAACAAGTCGCCACCGTGGTAAACCTTTTCTACCGAAGCAGTGATTTCTCCACCAGCGACCTGAGTGAAATAATCAGGGAATGTTGGAAGACCTGTTGTGCCTTCTGAAGGCGTGATCCTGCCAACAATTTGGCGTTGTGTAGCAAGATTTTTGAACAGTGTTGGACGAGCCATTTATTCCTCCGTTATGCCAAAGCAGTTGTTAGATTTGACTTGATTAAATCAACTTCAATTTTGTCTCCGACACTGGAAACACGAACACCGATTCTTGCCTTAACTGTTCCTGTCTCAAGGTCAGCGACAGGGTTCAATGAATCGTCACACTTAATTGTGTAGCCGTAATCAATTCGCTTACCAAGGGAATCAAACCCTTCGTAGAAACCACCCTCAATGCGAATTGGTTCTACAACCGATTGAATGGCGTTGATGATATTTGCGAACAGTGTTGAACGACCGTCAATTGTTGAGAAGACAAGATCTTCCAGGCGATTATTGGCTTGAACGGAAATATAGTTGATGACTTCTCGAGCGGTAATGAAACGCCACTGAGCAACAACTGATGAGTGAGAACGAGCACCATAGATGCGAACTCGCCCGTTAACTAAACGCAAAGGGTTCACATATGATGTGTCCATCAAATCAGCATCCGCACGGCTAACCGCTTGAGTTAAACCTGAAACGAACCTTGCCTCTGATGCAACACCCGCATAAGCCTTCCACGGACCTGTGGAGTTGTGTGTACGAGCACGCACAGCGGCTACATACGCTTCTGGCGGTAATTCAACTGTTGCTGAACCCTGTGGGATGTAAACCCAAGGATGGTAGAAAGCCATGAATTCGTGCGAAGTTGTTCCTGTGTATCCAGTTGAAGCGGAACGAGCCTGCGCCAAAGTGTTTGTTGAAGCAAAACCTGCCAACGCAACACGATTGTTTGCGGCTGCGTGTGTGCGAAGAGCATCATACAAAGTGGTGTCCGAAGAACCTGTAGCGATACCAGGTGCCGCTACAGCGCCTGCGCCAAGTTCTTCAGTGAACAAAGAAATTGCGGTGATGAAATCTGATTTCGCAACAGTGCCGTCAGAACCGTTTGACGGCGCCGAAGATGCTGCGGTTACCAACAGCGCTGTAGAAACAGCGGAAGCAGTCAGAGCGCAAGTTACATAGTTGGCGGCAGTTGTGTCAGCATTTACTGCTGTGACCAAAGCGCTCAGACCTTCATATCCTGTTCCCGAGAAAATCGTAGTGCCACTGTAAGTAATAGTGACATCAAAATTGGTTGTGTTGTTGGTGACAGCGAAACCCAAACTATTTCCCCACGCACCTTTGCTAACTGCAGTGAAAGTAACACCAGCAGCAGAAGAAGCCGCTAAAAGTGCTTTTGTTGCGGCGACGCCAGCGGCGGCATTAACTTTAACAAAGTAAGCGCTTACGCCACCTTCTTCAAAGAATGTTTTCATGGAATACCACGAATATGAGCCAGTTACATGCTCACCAAATTTTGTTTCAAAATCCGAAAGCGAAGTAACAGGAACGGCTACAGAACCTTTTCCACGCTCCGCTGTACCCAAAAGAAAAAATGTTGCTGCTGGAGCAGTGCCAGTATTTGTTGCACCTGTACGAACTGCTGTTGAGATTGTTACGCCGGGCATCTAGCACCCTCCATTTGAGTTGAAGAAATTTCCGTAAAACGAGTATACATTACTTAAACAGTCTTAACAGAAACATCATTATTTGATGGGACTATTTCTTTTTCATCTTTAATATCCTCAACCACAACAACTAGATCTTCTGTGCCTGAACTGAGGGGCGGCTGATCTGTTGTAGGTAAAGGATATTAAAGATGAAAAAGAAATAGTCCCATCAAATAATGATGTTTCTGTTAAGACTGTTTAAGTAATGTATACT